AAACTGTCAACATGAACCACCTGTAAGAAAGATATCTATGACATGTTTATTATCTCCTGAATCAGAGTTTGAAGGTGGAGATTTAGAATTAATGGCTGAAGGTAAAGTTGCAAAACTTAAACAAGGTCATGCTATATTTTTTGCATCATTTATAAGACACAGAGTAAAACCAGTAATACGTGGTAGAAGACAATCACTTGTTATGTGGTTTGGAGGGACACCATTTAAATGATTAAAGCTGCATACTTTCCAACTATTATATATGCTAAAGATGTAAATCTAGACAACAGACTTTTTGAAAGAGAAGTTCTTGCTTGGGCTGACAGAGACAAAGGTGTAAAAAGAACTAATATGAAAGGTTGGCATAGTCAAACTAATATGCATGAGATACCAGTATTTAAACCTTTGGTAGATGAATTATTTAAAATGACAAATGAAATATTTCAAGAAGAGTGGTTAGATAGAGAACCATTTATGGGAAATATGTGGGCAAACATAAACCCACCAGGTGCATTAAACAGACCGCATCTACACCCTAATAGTCATTTTAGTGGTGTCTATTATATTAAAGCACCTAAAAATTCTGGACAAATAGTATTTAATGAACCAAGATCTGGAGCACATATGGTTATGCCTTCGAGAAGAGAAGGTGAACCACCATCACATTTGTGGAGAGAAGTTCGTGTAGATCCTCTTGAGGGTAGAATAGTAATGTTTCCATCATGGTTATGGCATTGTGTTGAACCTAACGAAAGTAATGATATAAGAATATCGGTGTCATTTAATTTTATACAGAAAGGATTTAATGTTTAAATACCAAGTCATAAAGAAAGCTTTATCTTACGAATTAGCTAATTTTATATTTAATTATTTCTTACTCAAAAAAGATGCTGTAGAATTTATGTATACACGTAATCTACACTCACAGTCTCCGATCCTTGGAACATGGACCGATCAACAAGTGCCTAATACTTACTCTTGTTATGCTGATTTTGTTATGGAAACTCTATTAATGAAAATGTTACCTGTGATGAAGAAAGAAACAGGATTAGATTTAATACCTACTTACTCTTATTCTAGAGCATATAAAAAAGGAGATATATTAAGACGACACAAAGATAGACCAAGCTGTGAGATATCTACCACATTAAACCTTGGTGGAGATCCTTGGCCTATATTTATCGACGGTACAGGGTCTGACAGCGTCATAGACGAGTATAAACAGATACATAAGCCCAATGCACCCGAAGGCACAAAAGTCGTGCTTGATGTAGGCGATATGTTGGTATATAGTGGTTGCGAACTCGAACATTGGCGAGAGCCATTTGAGGGCAACATTTGTGGCCAAGTATTTCTACATTATAATCATGTAAATGGCCCATTTGCTAGTAAAAACAAATTTGATGGCAGACCAAAACTAGGTCTACCAGCATTTGTAAAATAGTATTATAATGGAGTCATATGTTACAAAAGATAGGGTTTCAACCTGGATTCAATAAACAAATTACAGAAACCACAGCCGAAGGACAATGGGTTGATGGTGATAATGTAAGGTTTAGATATGGCACACCTGAGAAGATAGGTGGCTGGGCACAGTTAGGTGAGAATAAAATGACTGGTGCAGCAAGAGCCTTGCATCACATAGTCAATAGATCTGGTAACAAATACGCAATCATAGGAACTAACAGAATTTTATACGCTTACACAGGTGGAGTATTTTATGACATACATCCTATCAAGACTACAACTACACTAACAAATGCATTTAGTACAACGAATGGTTCAACAACGGTTACTTTAACATTCAGCACGGATCATGGAATTGAAGCTAAAGATATTATTTTATTAGACAACTTTTCAACGATTACAAACTCTGATTACACAGCTAGTGATTTTAATGATAAAAAATTCATGGTCACATCTGTGCCATCTGCAACGACTTTAACAATCACAATGCCATCAGCAGAGACAGGTTCTGGTGCCACAACATCAGGTGGTATTAGAGTTCAACATTATTATCCAGTTGGTCCTGCAGAACAACTACCAGGATTTGGTTGGGGTCTTGCACAATATGGTGGTACGGTATCAGGTGAAGCAACAACAACTTTAGTAAGTTCTATTAATGCAGTTCAAACAACAGGTATTGAATTAACTGATGCATCACAGTTTCCAACATCGGGTACAAACTTTGTACAGATAGGAACAGAAGAAATATCTTATACAGGTATCACATCTAATGTTTTAACAGGAGTTACAAGAGGTGTAAGAAACACTACAGCTGCAACACACAATGCAGGAGATACAGTTATCAATAGTTCTGATTACATTGCATGGGGTGAAGCTGCATCTGGTGACTTAGTTGTTGATCCAGGGCTATGGAGTATTGATAACTTCGGTGATAAAATTATTGCATTAATACATAATGCACAAGTATTTGAATGGGATTCAAATGCAGCAAATGCAGTTACAACAAGAGCAACTATTATATCTGGTGCACCAACAGCATCAAGAGATATGTTAGTATCTACACCTGACAGACACTTAGTGTTCTTTGGAACAGAAACAACGATTGGCGATCCAACTACACAAGATGAAATGTTTATTAGATTTTCAAATCAAGAAGATATTAATACATATACACCTACAGCGATTAATACTGCTGGTCAACAAAGATTGGCTGATGGATCTAAGATTGTAGGAGCAGTTAGAGGTAGGGATGCAATTTATGTTTGGACAGATACGTCTTTATTTACGATGCGTTTCATTGGTCAACCATTTACATTTGGTTTTGCACAAGTTGGTACAAACTGTGGATTAATTGGACAGAACGCAGCATTAGAAGTTGATGGTGCAGCGTATTGGTTTTCTGAAAATGGTTTCTTTAAATACTCTGGTAATCTTGAGACGATGGTTTGTTTGGTAGAAGACTTTGTATTTAGTGATTTAAATACTACAGCTACACAATTAATTAACGTCGGACTAAACAACTTGTTTGGTGAGATCACTTGGTTCTATTGTACAGAAAGTTCAACAGTTATTAATAGATGTGTAACGTATAATTATCTAGACTCTAGACCAGAAAGACCTGTGTGGACTACAGGAACTCTATCAAGAGGTACATGGCAAGATTCTTCTGTATTTGGTTTACCTCATGCAACTGAGTTTGATCCAAACAGTAATGATTCATACGATGTAGTCGGTAACACAGATGGTTGTACAAGATACTTTGAACATGAAAAAGGAACTGATGAAGCATTGTCAACAGGTGTAAATGCAATCACTGCAAATATAGAATCAGGAGACTTTGATATTACAGCGCAAAGATCTCAATTAGGTCAAACAACTGGTGTTGCAACTTTTAGAGGAGACGGTGAATTTATTATGAAGATAAGAAGATTTGTGCCAGACTTTTTATCACAAACAGGAAATACGCAAGTAACATTAAATTTACGTAATTATTCTAATGATGCACAAGCTAGTTCACCACTTGGACCCTTTACAATTACCTCATCTACTAGTAAAGTAGATACTCGTGCAAGAGCAAGAGCACTATCTCTAAAAATAGAGAATACAGGTGCATCACAATCTTGGAAACTTGGTACGTTTAAATTAGATACACAACCGGATGGTAGAAGATAATGATAGGTAGATTTGCAAGAAGAACACCAACAACTTTAGCTGACTTAGCTCAACAATATTTAAATCAAGGATTACCAGATATTTCTGGTATATTTACGTTGCCTCAAGCATCAATGCCAATTGTAGAAGAAGAAACTGTTGCAGCCCTTGGATTAACACCTGAACAATTAGCGTTATTATATCCACAAGATCCAGGTAGTGGAGATGATCCTTATAGAGGTGGTGGTAAATTTGGTAACTTAGATCTATCTAGATCAAAAACTTTTACTAAAGACGTATATGACGAAGAGTTGGGAGATTTTATACCAACAGAATTAACAGCATATTATAATCCTACTTTAGGTAATTATCAAACCTTTGAAGGTAAAAACATAAATCCAATGTTTTCTAACACAGGTCTTCCTAATTTTGGATTAGGGACTTTAGCCGCAAATATGTTTGGTCTAGCACCTAAAACTGTTGGAGGGTATGTGCCTGGTTCTATAAGAGGTTTTTATGATACACCTAGAGATTTATTTAATAAAAATAGAAATATTCAAAGACAAACTGATCAACAAAGAGCTGACATACGAAGAGTACAAAGAGATATAGATAGTGGTAAGTATGATGGTGGTAGAGATGATGGTCCAAAAGGACCAGGTCCATCTTCTAAGGGTTTAGGATCTATTGGTAGTGGTGGAACAGGAGGAAGAACAGCTTCTGATAGAGCTAGTTCTGAAAGAGGAAGAGCATTACATGGCTAAAATAACTTTAGTATTTACTAGACCTGGTAAAGAATACAAACAACAAGATGCTGATTCTTTAGTAAGAGATTTAGACGGATTGATTGAGAAATTAAACTCTACATTTCAACAAGAATTAAGAGATGAATCGCAAAGATTTACTTGGTATATGAGTAATGGAGATGGAGCATAATGGCTAATAGATATAAAAATGCACAGTTTGATTTAACTACAACGGATGCTACAGATATTTATACTGTACCA